CTCTGCATGTGCTATGTGGGCGATATGGTGAAGCTGGCCGCTCAGCCTATTACAGACTACACGGCATCAGAAGATGAATTTGACTCGGATATTCTTGAATTTTGCGCCAAGAAAACAGTCAACAAAACTAACCACCTTGTCTGCTTAGGGCAGGGCGAGCTGGCGGCGAGAACAGTGGTCCACCTATATGCAGATACTGACGGGAACATAAGCACCACACAGGCAATTACAGGGGCTGATGAGCTGGTTGCAATTTACGAAAATACCCAGTGCGAAACAGCGGCGGAGCTCCAAGCGGAAGGCATTAAACGCTTTAAAGAGCTATTAGACCAAGACGACATCACAATCGACTTTAACGAAGCGGCCGACGATTATTCGGTGGGCGACATCGTTGGAGCCGTCGATAATGTGACCGGAATTTCGGTTAAGACTGAGATTAAAAAGAAAATAGTCAAAATCAAAGACGGCAGAATCACGGTTGATTTGGACACTACAAGCGGAAGCTCTAAAGTTAGCAGCGGGAGCTTCAGCGGCGAAACATCATCGGGCGGCGGTGGCGGAATTACCCTCCAAGATGTTTTCCCGATTGGCTCAGTCCATATCACAGCCGCCGACATTAACCCCGCCACGCTCTTTGGATTCGGCACTTGGCAGCGAGTGGAAGGAAGAATGATTATCGGCGCTTCGGCTCAATATCCCGCCGGCTCAACAGGCGGCTCGGCAACGCATACGTTAACAGAAGACGAATTGCCTATTATTAAGGGCAGTTTCCAAACCAGACAAATTCAATATTTCCATAACATGGACGTCTATAACACACCCGGTGTGGACAATTGCTTTACAAGCGTTTTAAATGGCGGCAACAGGTGGGACCTCGCTATAGGCTCTACCACACAATCATCGAACAACAACGTCCGAATTGACCTCAATATCGGCGGCGGACAGCCGTTTAGCATTTTAAACCCGTACAAGGCCTTTTATATTTGGGAACGGGTAGCATAAGGAGAATAACATGGCAGAAATACATTTAGTAACAGGACATGCAAACTCGGCACACGTCACAGCGGACGATGCGGGAAGCCTTAACATCGGGCTGGTCGACGCAGGGCGGTATGTGCTCAACATCGGCAAGAAATTCGCTTGCACGGCGACGACAAATAACAACCTCAGAATCGAAGACGGCGATATATTAATGCAAGGTCGGCACATAAGAATCGAGGCAGGCGAAACAGTCAACCTCACTCTAGAAAACGGCACGCAGGGGCAATATCGAAACGACCTTGTTGTTTGCAGGTATACCAAAGAAGCATCAGGCGTAGAAAAAGCAGAGCTGGCAGTCATTAAAGGAACTCCAGCAACCAGCAATCCCGAAGACCCTGCATATACGGCAGGCGACATTCAAGCGGGAGACCTGCTGGCCGAAATGCCGCTATATCGAATCCCGCTTGACGGTATAACTGTTGGTACACCTGTTCAGCTTTTTACCGTGCTGAAAAAGGGGTTGGAGCGCGAAACAGAAATCTCACAGGCAATGCTGCCCAAAACAGGGGGAACAGTGACAGGCCCTCTGACTGTTCAGGGTATGCTAAAACTCACCAGCACCAACTACGGCGACACCCTTCCCGCAGCTGGCAACGCCGGCCGAATCTTCTTCAAGAAAGTGTGAGCTAGATGGCAGTCATAACGACAGGAGCGCCGACTTTTTATTTAGCCGGCAGCCAAGTATCGCCGCCGACAGTAGTGGGACGACACCAAGGGTATAACTACGTCGCCCGCTATCAACTTACAGTGTCTTCCGGTGTTATCGCAGACAAAATAGCTGTTTCTTTTGGGGCGATAAACCATGTCAAAAACTCTGGCAGCCCTGGCGAGCCTATAAGATATAAGGTTACGACAAACCCGACGTCACATGTTAACGCAGGCGCAGGCTCGGACTTTGACGGCGCGCTGACTTTCACTCCGAGCGGCTCGCGATACAACGCCAGCTTAAACGGCCAAGTTACAATAAATCAGTCGGGAACATATTATCTTTACATATTCCCCGGAAGTACAAATGGCTGCACTTGGTCTTGGCCAACGGCGGCGGTTGATGTAAACCTCACTAAAAGCGTCTATCAGCTTACACTAAACAAAGCGGCTCACACATCACTCGAGGTTAAGCGTGGGGGCGTTTCTCTAAGCGACGGAGCGAGCATCGCTTATGGCGATGTGCTCAACATCACTTTCGGCGCCGACGCCGGCTATGACGTTATAGCCACACTCAACGGCTCGCCTATCCAAAGTGGCGCGACGCACACAGTCGCCGGAAATGTAACAGTTGCGACTATAGCAACAGCTCTGGGACTGGTTTATATCGACAATGGCTCACAGTTTGAGGCGGCGCAGGTATTTATCGACAACGGCTCGGACTGGGAGCAATACATGCCGTATATTGACAACGGCACAGGGTTTGAACTTTATACATAAGAAAGAGGGCAGTCATTATGGACACAGCAGTATGGGTACAAATAGTATCAACAATAGGTATCATTACAGTGGCGTGCCTGCAATTAAGGGCAGAAAAGGAACGCAAAAGACAAAACACAGAAGAGGAAAAATATAAGAAGGAGAAAGAGCAGCAAAACAGAGATAACCTCTCTCTCCAAATCAAGACAGGCAGCTTGCTTGGCGCAACCGGCGACTTGGCGTTTAATACCAGTAGGGCGGTTGCAGGGGAAAAAACTAACGGCGACGTGCAAAAAGCGCAGACGGCATACCTTAAAGCTCTCGCAGAGTATCATACAGAAGAAGCTGAAATGGCTAGGAAGTATCTCAATAAAATCATATCAAGAGAAGAATAATTTTTAAAAGGAGTAAAGACATGAACTTTGATTTTACACCAATCGTACAGGCAGTTATCGCTCTTGCGGCAGCGGTTATTACCTCTGTTTTAATCCCTTGGATAAAAGTAAAAGTAGCCGCAGAAAACATCGAGAAAGCTAAAAACCTTGTGAAGCTGGGCGTACAGGCAGCAGAGCAAATTCTGGGCGCAGGAGTAGGCGAGGAAAAGTACAACTACGTTGTGAACTATGTATCCGGCCAAATCAAGATTGACCCGCAAACGCTAAAAAATATGATTGAATCCGCTGTGCTTGAGATGAATCGAGCGCTGGAGCCATGAGCGACGAAGTAACGGCGGAAGTAACAGAAGTAACAGAGCCGACAGATTATATCGTATATGAGCCGTTGATTGATGACGGCGATAAGCAATTCAGCGGACTTTTGGGCGGTGATTAAATGGTAATACAAGATGCAGGGCTGGTCTTTAAAGGCCGATTAAGCAAACGCTCTTCAACAGAATATATCTTCCTTCACCATGCGGCCGCCAACTGCTCGGTGCTGGCGATTCACAACACGCACTTAGGCATGGGGTGGTCTGGCATAGGCTATCACCTCTATGTGAGGAAAGACGGCACAGTGTGGAAGGGCAGACCGGTTGATACAGTAGGCGCTCATGCGGGAACGAAATATAATTTAATTTCCGTGGCGATTTGCGCTGAAGGCAATTTCCAAAAAGAGGAAATGACGGACATTCAGCGGCTTGGGGTAACAGAGGCGCTGGCTTATGTGCAAAGCTTATACCCTCAAGCTCAACCCCGCAGACATAAGGACGTGGATTACACAGCTTGCCCCGGGCAGTTTTATCCTTACGAAGAAATCATAATTGGAGCTAAAAAGCTAACACCTGAACCGGAAACACCGCCGGATCCGCCCGCAACAGCACCGACAGGCGGGTCGTTTATTGCAATGCCGACATTAAAGCGGGGCGCTTACGGTGAGAGTGTGAAGGCAATGCAGATACTCTTAATCGGTCGTGGTTACAGTTGCGGAAGCTGGGGTGCAGACGGCTCTTTCGGAGCAGCAACACATAGGGCACTCAACAGTTTCCAAAATGGAAACAACCTTCCCGCAGACGGCATCTGCGATATAACCACTTGGCGGAAACTTTTAGGAGTTTAAGCATTTAGTATAATTAAATTAAACGGCATTAAAGCCCTCGGGGATTACTCTCCGGGGGCTCTTTTTTTATAAAAAATGTGCCGTTTTTTAACGAAGACGGCAAAAGAATAAGCAGGGCAACAGCTCTTGAAGAGCTTGAAGCATACGAAGAGGACGAGGACTCACTGACTGACACCGCTAGCGATTATTGGGGCTGGTACGGCATTGATAGGCGAGAGGCTGTTATTGATTTTGCCATTGAGCAATTAAACATTACAATCTGAAAGCAATTATCCGCCCTTGCGGGCACAACTGCAAGGGCTTTATTTTAAGGAGGGAATTTTTAAATGCGCAACGAAAAGTTAATCGGATTAAGGCAGGCGGCAGGGCTGACACAGGCGCAAGCGGCGGCACAGGTGCAAATAGACACGCGGACTTATAGGCGTTATGAACTCGGCGAAATTGCCCTTGGTGATGTTGCAGGTCGCAGGCTGCTACAAATGGCGGAGCTGTTCGGTGTAACAGTTGACTATTTACTTACGGCTTTTTGAATTATTATTAATCACATTTTAAATTTATTATAGCGCCAGTGTTGCAACATTGCAACATATTTAACAGCATAAGTGCAACAAAGCACTTGACATAAGCGCGAGTATGTAGTATTCTTAAAACAAAAGGAGCATAAATGCGACTAAGAAAGGAGGGATACTAATGTATTACATGAATATAAATAAACTAAACGGCAAGATTGCAGAATGCGGAACTACAAAAGAAGCTCTTGCTGATGACATTGGCATTAATCGGAGCACATTTTACCGCAGATTAAAGAGTGGCAAGCTTTTAATTGGCGACATTCACAAAATATGCGAAAGTCTTAACCTTACGACGGAAGAAGCAGTTGACATTTTTTTAACTGATAAGCCGCATAAGTGCGCCTAATTATAAGTATATCAGAAAGGAGCAGAAAATGGACAAAACAAACGACAGATCAGACCGTATAACTGAGCTCGGCAATGAGATTGCAAAAGCGCTTGAACATCACTGGGCGTATTTCGGCGAAGAAATAACTGTAACCATTAAGCGCGGCGCAGTGACCATTGACCGTGGGGCTGCAAAAGCTGAAAGGGAAATTCCTCTAAGGCTTGACTTAATAAAAGTGCTTGAAAGCCAGGTATTGTTGCTTACAGAGACTGGTGAGCCTCGACCGGAGAGAATTGCCCCGATATGCGAGCTGGCGCGGACTATTAGCATGCTGACGATGAATGAAAAGAAAGGAGGCCAGTATTGACAGTAGACGAACTCCGAGCGACCGA